GAATATTAATGAATTAATTTGGATTTAATTAAAGCAACCGCTTTATCATCTAACTCATTGTTTGTTTGTTTTGCCAATACCTCTAAAATGTCTATCACAAAGCGTTTGAATGCTGAACTTTTGACAAACAAAAGAACTATTGGTTTGATTAATGCAAGCATAATAAATGTCTTTCTTTCCTAACATAACAACTTTTGCTATATTTGCCATAAAGCCTTTTTATTATGGAAGATCAAGAACCAAGCAAAGTTGAAACTATAGTAAAAGTTTGCGTACTTTTGTGGTCGGCAACACTTTTATCCCTTTCATACTATGAACCTCCATCTGGCAAGAAAATCGTAGATTTTGATCCCACATTCATAGCTTCAATTTTTTCAGCCTCCACAGCTTCACTAGGTTTTCAGATAAAAAAGAAAAAAGATACTATAGTAGATAATAAAAACAACAAAGTGAGTACAAAATGAAAAAACTATTTGCTTTATTTTTATTTTTGCCAACAGCAGTTTTTGCTGACATCAAGCAAGAATTTGTTACTTCTGCACAAGTAACTGTAGATATGCCATATGTGGTAACAAATAAACTAGGAACTACATATTCATTAAGCGGTAATAATATAACCCCATCTGTAACTGTAGGAGACACTACAACCTCAGGAAAAATTGGTGGTATTAATGTAGGCACACTTACAAATGGTGTGCCTGCCATGATTCAAACTGACACCACTATCACAACTGCAGGTTCAGCGTTTAGCAAAACTGAATCTGTAACTATGGGTGACGTAACACCATCTGCTGTAACACCAAGTAGCGGTATTGCTTCTTTACCACATCTTGGAGGTCAGACAACTATTGGTTCGGGAGGTACTGCAGGTTCATTAGCACTTACAAGTTTATCTAGCGGTGTTCATACTTGTACTGCAGGTGGTTCTGGTACTAGTTGTATAGGCTCAACAAAAGTTACTATTACAATTGACTAGATTTTGGATATTACTTATAATTGTAATACCTACAAAATTGATGGCCACACCCGTAGTTCCTCAGTTTCGTAGCGGTACTCAAACAACTTCTAGTACAAGTCAAAGTGTAATCAATGAAACTATCACTTCATATCAATATAGGACTGGCTACAGCTACGCAGCTAGTGGTCATAACATTAAGGCTACCCTTGATTCTGTTAACCCCACTGCTACAACCGAAACCACACAAACAGTTGGTGGTGTCAACTTTGCATGGACATCGCCAAATCTTGAACAAATCCCAAGATGGCAGATAGTAACAGAAGGTGCCGCTTTTTCAATACAAGAAACACTCATAACCCCCGGATTAGACACAGTAACAAACATAACCAGAACAATAACTACTTCTACAACTTCAGAAACCACAAGTACCTTTGGGCAGTAATTTTATTTTTACTGCCTATAAAAACATTTGCTAATACTACAGTTAGTTCTCCTCAATCGCAAAGTACAGGAGTAGTTAATAATAATGCCACCATGATAACCCCATCTTCATTACCTCAAAACAGATATTCTCAGGGTATTGTTTGTACTTCTCCTAGCCTTACAATTACGCCATATTTAACAGATGCTTGGTCTTTTAACAGACCAATCGAAACAGTAACAAGAACACCTATTTATGATGAAGATACTGGTGCTATAAAATATTATTCTGAAGTTCCTAGATTTGAAAAAGATAACTATAATTTAAATTATGGAATTAGTATGCAATTTAATATACCGCTAGGTAATGGTGGAGAACTTTGCAAGGAGGCAGCTAGAGTAAATATAGAAGCACAAAAACTTCTCATAAAGAAAACACAATATGAAATCAGTTTATTCAGATTAGAACAATGTGCAAAGCAAGCAAAACTTGGTGTAAGTTTTGTTGCTGGTAGTCCTAGTGCAATAACTTGCCAAGATATTATTATTACAACTCCTCCGAATCAAGTTATCCCACATAAACATAAATTAAAATAGACAACTGTTTGGGAGCCTTAGCCCAAGCGCAAAGGGACAGCAAACTTCAAACCTTTTACTGGTTTTGGTTGTCTTGTATTATTTTACTTTATTTTTTTTCTTCGTCAATTTGGTTATAACCTGTTTTACTAATGGTTTCACAATATTAATAAGAATCGGAGTGCTAGCGGCAACCACAGCAATAGCAGCAGCATTAGTAACAGCAGGGACATTAGGTATGTACTGCTCGGTAAAACTCGTGTCCTCATACAAAGTAATACATTTACTTCCATCTTCGTTTAATTTATGACCAACAACACGTTCTAGTCTTTTATCGTTACGAAAGTCGCCCACACGTTGATCTTTTTCTGGATCTGGACATTTTATAAAAAACTCTTCTTCTTTCTCTACAGGTTTTTGTGTTACAGGTGGTTTAGTTTCAGGTATTTCAGGTGGGCTAGATGTAATCGGTGTATCTTCTGACATTATCAAATTATTTGGTTGATAATTCATTGGATTAAAACTTGGTAAATTACCATTAGGATTACAAACAGAAAATACACCGTTAGGGTCATCAAGTAATAAATTTCTATTGCCAGTATTTTTTATATCTCTATGCTGATATGTACAAGCTGGTACATTTATTGTTAATGGAATTATGTCTACTGGTTTTGTAAAGTCATATATTGGTTGTATTTCTATATCTGGAATATTTAAAACAGGAATTTCCATTAAAAGGGAATTGCTGGGCTAGTCATCTTTGGCATTTGTAATGGTATCTCTTTAATCATTTTTTCTCTTAAATCACCCATAAGTTTATTTTTTAAATCTCTTTCAAACTCTGGGCTTTGCATATAGCGAATTGCTACATAGCCAAAAGCAGCCATTGACCCAGAAAGCAAAAGAGACAATAATGAGGCTACTTGGCAGATACGATTGAACATGATTAAATTTGCAATTTTAAAAGCACTATCTTTTTCAAGTGTGCTTGTATTACTGCTCATTGTAGCCTTATCTCCTCTCTACGTCACTATGGGGATAATGACAAGACAATTAAACGAGAAAGTTAATTAATCAGCAGCTTCGGCTGTGTTTCCCTCTGCTACCCACGCAAGGTACTCTTGATAATCGGTATTTTCTTCATTGATTGGAATTGATAAAAATCTACCATTACCATTATCTTTCATAACAGAGCATAATTGACCTGTAGAAATAGAGTTATAAAGTTTGTAAAGTTTTGTTTGTGCCATAGTTTTTATAGTTCTGCTAAAAAAGAAAATCTACAAGCAGAGTTGTCTGATCTAACATAATGTGAAAGACCTACAGTACTAAAGTTTGAATCAGGAACACCATAAAAAGACATTTGTGTATCTGTACTTTGTTCTGCTACAAACGAGCCATCAATGTGTTTTTCTGGACTTAGACCACCACCTTCTATTTGCCAGTAATCTGCACCTGTTACTGCATCTATACTAGGTGCGGTTCTCATTTTACCTAGTGGATATTCCAATACTATTTGCATAGTAGCTCCATTGTAAGCCATTCCAATACCTAGAGCTTTGGTATTTGCAGCTATTAAGTTTTGATAATATCGACCACACAAAGCAATCTCTTGTGCAAATGACCTATGCTCAAAATCTGTGGCCTTACCTGACCCTTGATCTAATTCTAATTGTATACCTGTAATTCTAAAATAATTATCAGTAGAACTTAATACATTTACAGATTGACCCGCAGCAAAAGAAGGATTGCCACCCCAAGAACCCCAACTTGTTATGGCACTTCCTGATGTGTAGTTAGTTCCTGCTGCGAAAATAAAAGATAATTGAAACCCAATAGTATTATCAAAAGTCATGCCACTTGTACTTGTATCGCCAGTAATAGGAATCTCAATTCTTTGCCAAGTTGCTGAAGATGCAACTGTATAGGTTTTAGTTATAAATCTTGTGCTATCTTCTTTATAAATTCCTACTTGATATGTCCCTGCTTGATACGCTTTTACATAAAAAGATAAAATAAAATTTTTACCTGTTCCGTTAGCGTTAAAAAATGGTATTAAGTCTTGTGATTCTACTGCATATCTCATATATACTAATTCTTCAGCATCTAAAGCACTTTCGGCTGTTGTCACATCAAATTCAAAACATTTGCTAAATCCATCAGGTGCATCACTTGTTTGTTTTCTC